AATATTTCGCGACCCGGGATAATCGGTCTTAAATCAATTTTAAGATACCTTCCAGACAGACTGCAAGACATAATCTTCTCTTGACGCCAGTGACCCGAATGGCCCGTCTTGTGAAATTTTTTCAATGTTTTTACTCTACCCATATTACTAATCTCATATAGCCCTTCATAGCCATTAATGGGCACCCAAACTTCATTGGCTAAGTCCAGTTCCGATAATTGAAACTTAATAGTTTTTGTCTGTGACATAATCGTAGAAATATAGAGTTTGCTCGATTTTATACTCCACCTTGAGTAGACCGCTATCTCGCAACTGGAAACAATAGTTGCTGTCCTCACTGCGTTCCCAGTCGGGGAATGTCATTTGTTTGGCGATGGAGGCCCGGACCGTATTGAGATGATTCGGTGGCCTATAGTATATCCCATCCCGCTCGTACATCGAATCGTATTCAATCGAATGCTTGAACGGTTTCGGGTCTTTGCCATCCGTTGTTATGATGCCATTAAGCGAACAACAGTCGGGATTAGTGGCGATGCCTGCCATCACCAGTTCAATGTAATTATCGGCGATGCGGTCGTCGTCGTCGATGAAGCATATGTAATCACCGGTAGCACGGGATAGTAAGTCATTACGGCGCAACCCAATAGATACGCTGGATGTTCCTATTGTCCACTGCACTTCAACTTCTGGCCATACTGCCGCTTGATCTGATACCTGTTGCATGATTCTATCCATGAAGCGTTCACGGCCTGGAACGGTTGGTATTAGTATAGATAGCTTTGGTGTCATTACTTCTTTTCTTTTACATACCAGAATAAAAACCACCCGCATCTTATTTCAAATGACCATGACTTCCTTACCGTTGTATATGGTGGGTCTACTACCAAGATAAAGCCTACCCCGTTAAACCCTTTTGTAAAGGCGAAGTGATATGGTTTGCGCTTTATCATAAGTCGAAATTGCGGGCTTTACGTTGTTCAAATACTACCTTATCCTTATTATACGTATCGTTCCTCCAATACAATTCATCTTTCACGGCTTTTCGGTCGTTTGTGTAGTGGAGGTGTTCAAGGTGTACATCAGGCACAAGTATATAAATACCCAATATCTTTGCCACTTCCGTTTCTTCATCATCTGCCCACATGGAATAGTAATCCCCGACATATATTTTCTTCCCTCGCCTTTCAAAGTGCTTTCTGCCCTTTATATCAACTGTGCAAACCCGGTCCTGCGCATAGTCATCCATAAGATGCACATATCCATCGAGGTCAGCGGGCATGTACTGCCTGATTATATTATCGAACCCTATTGTACGGAAGCGCATATCATCGCTTGCGCAGACAATAATATCAAAGGCGGGTATATCAACCAGGTCGCGATTGATAGCATGTATTTTACTTGTACTCATCCCCCACTTAACGATCACCATCGGGTAGCTTAATAGCCTCTCCTTGATCAGCGGATCGTTCATCGTCATATCATCATCATCCAGCTTGGCGACAATGAAATAATCGTTGCTGGCACTCATGGCGATAATGTTGTCGAGCGTGTCGAAGAACCTTTGCGGCCTTTGTCGTGAAGCAAAAGAGTAGCAGATGGTCATATCCCTAATAATTCTTTTATTTTGTCATTGCATTGATCAAACTCGGCAAGCGCGCCACCATAGTGAAAGTTTTGGTTGTCATACATCTTCAATAACTCCTGCGCAAGTCGTTGCCGATATCCTATTAGCTGAAACAGATGCGGCGTTACGAAATCAACCCGAAAGCTGGCAGCCGATTCAATCTGTTGCTTATTGCCTATCTCCATTTGACATATACTTTACTTTTTAATTAACGCATTTAATTGACTAGCAAAGTGGCCGAGTATGAGCGAAGGCGAAATAGTCCACCAAATATTCAATTCCCACATTGCGGGGATAAGCACGACTGTAAATAGTAGACTATACGCCAACCACCTCACAATCGACAGCGGAATCTTTACCGGCAATCCAGGCTCCTGCTTCTTCTCAATCGGCTGTTCTTTTTTATCGCTCATACTTGCTTTTATTTGGGTAAAGTGTTTGCAATACTTCTTTCATCCCGCCTTCAGTCCAGCACCGGTCGCCGATACTGAACCATGACCGGCCATGTAACATGCTCACAATGCTATCTGCCTTTAACGGCATCCTTATCTTAACATCGAACATAAACTCCCCTTCTATTCCGTTCATCACACAATACAAAGTCTTAAGGCAGTAGCCGTACCATTTTGACCAGTCAACATCGGTAACCTTTTGGAACTTTTCCTTATTGAACAGGATTGGGCAATGTGCGTCGTAGTTATTGATCACCTCCGTGACATCATCATTGACCGAGAGCGCCAATATTGTATTCTTCTTAGTCTCGGCATATTGTCCCACATTGGGTATTATCGGCCCACAATGGTAGTAGGGGAACTTACCCGCCTCGTAGTCCTTCAACAAGAAATGATCATCATGTACCATTAGGAAGTCATCGTTCACCCGCTCGTCCTTACATGCCGCCAGCATCTTGTTCATGATATTGCGGTCTCTGAACCGGTTGCGCGGGTCTTCCTCGAATGGGATGTGGATAACATTCTGCACCCAGTCAGGGCAATAGCCAATGATGAAGATCTCACCGACGCCTGACAGATGTTTCTCGATGCTACGCAGCGCAAACCTCAGTTCCAGGTTCTTCTGCGTTGAGCGGTTGTTGAGGGGGATAATGATACTGGTCATTTGCCCTTATATTTCTTATCCTTATACACGGCCCTTGTTGTTACTTCGGACTTACCGATCGTTTCTTTCCTCGCCTCTTTGCGCAGTCGTTTTGCTACTTTGTTTCGCATATAAAAAAGAAAGCGCCGGTCCGGGGGTAGCCAGAACGACGCTCTTTAGTTGACGAATGCCAACATACTCACTACCCCGTTGTGTATGTCGGAATAGCTAAGTTACGTTATTTTCTGAACTTTCAAATTTATTTGAAAACTATCTACCAGTTACAAGGTGGTGTGTATGACACGCTCCCCTGCATCCATCCATGTGGTGGTTGAACTCATCAATAGGGGTATTGGTGACAATGCCTTCTATCTCAAGGAATTTGTATTTGCGTACCTCTGTCCTGATATTTTCACTTCGTGAAGTATATGCCACCTTCTTATTGCGCATGAATAGCACGCCGGCTATAATACTTCCTGGACCCTTTGTAAACGGAAATGCGGCGATTCCTTTTAGCCTGAGGGTCCTGATGCCCTCCGGCGAATGATCGCAATAGCAGGGTTGTCCTGTCTTGTAGCCGGCAGCCCATATTCTATCTGCAAGTACTTCAGGAGCTAACCCTCGGGCATAACATAGTTCATCAATAACATAATCGTAAATACTATCATCCGGTTTATATGCAATGCGACCCGACGCCGTTGGATCTGCCGTCTCTTTCTCGCTGAACCCCCAGTCAACATACCATATTACACCATCTGTCCACGGGAAAGCCTCGACCTCATCCCATGTGTATATTGTCCCTCGTAGTTTGCCGGTCAATCCTCTGGCGTACACCTTGAACAAGTCCTTATCACCGATCCGCTCGATGCGGTCATGTTCTGCTTGGGTTAAGTAAGGGTTATGCTCATGCCAGCTACGAATAACCTTGACGCTATCGAACTCTTTCCCTTTCGGTCCCATCGGGCAATTGATCACTTTGTCATGCACCCAAAACTCGGACGTCGGATTATAATCCATGAAGGTTCTCACTTTGGTACGCAGGTCAGCCTGGTAGAATATAGCATAAGGAATACGGGTAGCCTCGTTGATGTAGAGTATATGGCGCTTCCCTCCCTTTGCTTCTTCTTCATCCTCGAAGCTCTTAAACTCAATTATGCTGTCATTATTGAAAGTGTAGGTGCGGTCGGTGCTGTTGTAATCTTTGATAAATAGTTTGATCTCAGGGATCTTGGCGATGTTTTTGGCGATGCGGAGAGCATCTTCCTTTAGCTTAGGAACTGTATTCGTTGTAACAGTTATAACATAACCTCTGCGGATAATCGCGATCGTGAACAAGACGCGCATAATAGCCTCAGTCTTGCCGCTGGATGTGCCGCCCTGGTTGACTACTATCTTATCAGTAGCGGTAAGGTTAGCCCAATATAATGGACTTTTCTCATTCTTGAACAGTTGGACTTCCTTCATCTTCTAGGGTGTCAGGTTCTTCTGTATTGTCTGGCAGGCTGATGCTTGTGCCAGCAGGCATTTGGAGAATAACTGCAGGCCCTCCTGTAAAATTATTATCAACATCCACCTTTTCGCGGGGCTTCCCTACCGCATGCTCCCAGACGAATTTTATAA